ATATCAGCTTCATCTTGATATCTATAATCAAACTCAATATCTCTTTCAACATCTTCTGAATTAGTTTCCCAAGTATAGTCTACACTTGTAAGAAGATACAAGTCACCGTCTGAAAGTTTACCACTAAGATCAACTTTACCACCTGCTACTACATCAGCTGATATCATGAGTAGACCTAGAAACACTAGGCCTAATACTTTTTTCTTCATTAAGTTTTCTCTACTACATCATGTTTAGTTGATGTTGAATTAACATACAAACCAAACCAAGCTGCTCCAGCACCAACTAATACAGATATTAAACCTGCTTGTGAAGTTGTTGGATCTTCAAGAGCCATAAACCAGTTAGCTGATTCAAACAGTAGATAGATATACATTGTAATGAATGCTCTAGGGAATATTCTCCATCTAGAAAAGTATTCAGGTGCTAACCACATCCAACCTGTTTTATTAGGTCCGGCTGAATCTTTCATTTTCTGAATCTCATCTTTAAGAGCACCTATCTGCGCATTCTTAGCTTCGTATTCTTCTAAATCAATTTGAACTTGATTTCTTTGATTATAACTTTGCTCTTCCATTTTATTTTCCTCTATTAATACTTCCGCCTAGCGGCTTCATGTCTTTCTTTTTCTTCTTTCAAATGTTTAAGTAGTAGCTGGACATATACTTCCCTCTCCCACGGTATCATTGAATCCAATTCGGTTAAACTGTAACCCCAATTCTGCATCATAGCAAAATTAGTATGAATATAATTATATAAACTTTCGTGAGCGAGGGATACTAAAAAAAATCAGATAACCCACTTAACACTAATTCATTTGATGCCTGACAATGTGAACATACAAAATTAACTTTATGTTCTAGTCTAGGTATATTAGTCATATAATTTTGAACTTCTGTAAATTGATCAATATCCATAGAATCTATAAATTCTTTTAATTCATTATTATTAAAATCATCTCTAGTATATACTTCATCTCCTTCATATATTGATTCAACACAAGCAGCGATTAACGCGAATACTTGTTCAGTCTCATTCATATTATCATGAAGTTCTAAATCTTTCATACTTGGGTAAGTCATATTCATACCCAAACCATTACCCAACTTAATATGTGAATCTGGTATTTCCATATTCATTTCAAGTTTATCTAATGGTATTGAAACTGTATTAAGTTCTTCACAATGTTCACATTTTAATTGAATATCAGATGTCTCTCCAGCTGACTTAATTCTTATTTGTACAAATAAGAATTCAACATCAGATATTGGAGCTTTTCTCATATTAACATCATTAAGAACACACTGCTCTATCAGATCCATTACAGACTTACTAATTGTAGTAGAGTCTTCACTTTCTCCGGCTATTAACAGATGTTTTTGTTCTTTGACTAAGAATGCTCTATATTCAACTTTTTGTTTAGATATTGGCAACTCGCATGTGTAACGATTCGCCTCTAGTTTTGGTAACGCCATAATTTATTTCCTCACTTATATATATGATTTATCCAAATAGTTTATTTTCAACCTTAGAAGAAACTTTACTTTTAAGTTTTCTACTATATTTATTAAACAATCCACCAAGTAATCCTGAAGGTGAATTTTCATAAGATGATACCCAACTTCTAAAAGCCATTGAAACTTGAAATGTGACTAGTTCACCTGAACCTGCATCTAGTGCTATATCTCCAATACTATCTGGAAAACAATTTAATAGTTCTACAGAATATATTGGTAAATTATCTTGACCTAGTTGTGTTATCTTCATTGTACCTTCATAATCTTCTGGATAGTTCATTTGATATACTTCATCATATATGAAACTTTGCCATAGTTCGAATTTTTGTCTATCTTCCATAGTATGATCGCACATAAAAGTCATATCTACTTTACCACCAGCATAGTCTACTCTAGTTGGATACTTATACATTGGTGCACCACCATATTCTGTAAATTCATTTGATGTAACTTGTCTACCTGGTAAGTTCACAGCTGTACATCTAATACCTCTACTTCTTATACCCTGTGGTCCATAAATCTCTACATCAAATTTATTTAATCTTGGCATGCCATCAATATGGGCTTTCATAAATCTGTTTATGTTCATTAGAATTGTTTCCTACTTTCTCTCCATACTGTATCTTTACTAACTTTTCTAAATGATTCAGTCGGTAAGAATATAGCAATTTCCCAATCAACAGGTTCTATTAATAATAATGGTGATCCTATTTGATTGGATAGATAATGTTTAAAACATGGTTTAAAGAATCTCAATTTAGTAGCAGCTTTTACTACAGAATATGTAAGTTGAAACTTAGTTGTTCTATCATACTTATCATTATTAGTTATATCCATAAGTGAGTCTAGAAATTGAGCTCTTACTGCTGGATGTAGATAATGAAGATTCAAACCATGAAATCCGCCTTTAGCTTTCTGAACAGGTATACATAATGGAAATCTATCATAATAAGGTAATGTAGCTTTAGTCTTTGGATCATATTCAAAGTTGTACATACTACCATAGACTTGACTTACCCTTCTCGGACCTTGTGCTATTAATGCTTTTCGTGATACTCTTAGATCACTAACATTCTTTTTAAACCAAGCCATAGACGATTTTGTACGAGCTTGTATACCAGCACGAAACGCCGCTTGTTCCCATTTATCAAATAACCTTTGTTCAGCCATATTACTATTTATGTCAATTAGTAGATGTTAATTTCTTTTTCTGTTAATATTCTCCAACCCCACTTTCTATCATTACAATAACTAGTAGCAGCTTTCCATTTAGCTTCATTGACAAGATATGTCTGAACTTCTTTTAAATATCTTTTAGAAGTTCTACCTGTTTTAGTTTTACTCTTTTTAGGGTTAGGTGGTGAACATTGAGAGAATGGTTTTACTTCTATCAGTTCGGTTACTGTGACGGCATCTTTGTTTTTATACTTGATATAGAAGTCTGGAAAGTATCTATGCACACGATTATCTACCGGAGAGATGTATGGTATGATGAATTCTTCGGA